GAGTTCCGGAGGCAAGGTCTGGTTGAGGCGTTTCGAGATTTCCTGATTGCCTGGTCCGTCAATGTTCTTCACCGCAATCGGAGCCATCGCCGCTGCCATCTCCGGCGGGAGGACTTTCATCAGATCAAGCTGCCATGCGGCGGCTTCCTGCCGTCGTGTCGTATAACTCGCGCCAATGGAAATCGCCACGTCGTAACGGCCAGCGCCCCACTGATAGATACGTTCGATGCCTTGTTCCCCGCGATAGGGCGCACCCATGGTTGCCATCGTAGATTGCGTATCGTCTTCCAGTCCGGCCAGTCGAATGACGCGCCCTGGTCGGGTGTAAATCTTGGGAATTAAATCCAGCAGAATCATGCCCTCGTAGAGCAACGCTTCACCAAAGTTTTCATGGTAATTGGTATTGCCTTCCGCCTGGGCTTCTTTGCGTGCCATGATCGCCCGACCACTCTGATCGGCTCCGCGTCGATTCGGGTCGGTCGCGTCATACCAGCCCGTCGTCGTTCGGAGATCAGATTTATGCTGGTTAATGGCGACAACCAGTGCCTGAATCTTATTGGGATCGGTAAATTGGGCGACAGACGGGGCAGGCAACGCGCGTCCTTCCGCATCAAAGGCTTTCGTGAGCAAGGCCGGAAACGGCATCCGTGCCGCTTCTTTCCACATATCCTCCAAGCCCTCAATCGCTTCGACAGGGGCCAAGACTTTGGATTTGGGACTGAGCGCCAGTTCATAGACGAGTTCGGAGTTCTGATAGTTATACATCCGCTGTGGATCACGGGCGGCACGGACAATTCCGCGCAAGGTGCGTTTTCCATCAACGACTAGCGATTCGCCCCAAATGGGGACCACGGGAATAAACATCCCCGGCCAGTCTCGACCTGCGGTCTTGGAAGGATTCCCTTCGAGAATTTCAGCCCCGCTGATTTTCGCCAATTTCACCGACCGGAAGTAAAGATGCCGTCGCTGGACAATTTCCACGCCTTCCGGTATCTGATCGGCAGGGACGGTAAATTCCTGATTATTCGGCGTCCGAATCAGAGCAACTTCAGGACCTTTTGTGGTTTCCACATAGAAATAATCGGCAATCCGCACGGAATTTTCAGGATACCACTCCGGCAGTTCCAGTCCGGTGCTTTGAAACGCATCTTCATTTGTCGAAATTGCGTCAGGATAGCGCTCTTCAAAGTCAGATTTCGGCACATCCTCCACAATAAAGACAAAGCGGCACTTTTCCGGTTCATGGAGAGGACAGGCCGGGTCACGAAAAACCGCCATCGGGTTTTCAATCGGCTGATACTTGATGGACTGGTCAAACAGACTGTCCATTGGGGCTGTCTCGTCCCCTTCATTCTCGTAATCTGTCACAATGCGGTAATACCCGAAGCCCACAGCTACCGCCGCCTTGAACGCTTCATCCCGTGCGACTTTCGCGTGACCTTTGTTCTCAATATGGCGAATGAGGCCCTGATAGACCTCCGCCGTGTCCACATCGGCCCCGGAATCCACCGGCACCGCCTGAATACTGGGTTTGGCGGCCTTTTGACGGCCAATCAACTGGCGAAACGGTTCGCCAATCTGGTCAATGACCAGCGTCGGGCGATCTTCCCGATCCCGTTCATCCTGCGGGTCCCACTGTTCGAGATTGAGGAAGCGCAGGTCCTTTTCGCCTTCCTGTCGCTGTACGGATTCCGCGGTATCGCAACTGCGCCAGCGATCCATCGCGGTATTGAGAAAATCTCTGGATTTTTCTTGATTTTTTGCCGCCATAATTAGTGACTCATCCAACTTTGTCGCCAGCCCTTAGACTTTTGGGTGCGATTCAGAAATGGAACATTCCGCAATACCGTAGAGGCTGCAAACGTCAGCGCCAAGGCATCTCCATCGTCGGGCGAATCAATGCCGCGCCCTTTCATCTGCTCTTTCGATTCCAAGATGACTCGATCTCGGCCATCATGCTTGTAGCCGGGTCCGGTTAAATCATATTCAAGTCGTGACGCTTTATCAATCGCGCCGCGTGCCAGCCAATCCCGACACTTCCCCCACATATAACTTCGCATATTTGCGAACTTTGTCGAAGGACTTTTTGCACCAAATTGCACTTCCACCACATTTTTGTGTCCCAACTGGCGTAACCTATCGACAATCGGACCGCCAATCCCCGTGCCATCCACAAACATCGTGCCAATTCGCCTCCCACCAAAGTCTCGTTCCAGCACGTCAGCAGCCAGCGTTACCAACCGCATCGTGTCGCGGGTTTCGCCTCCTGCCAGTCGAATCGCGGGAACACTGCGCGCATCGCCGCCGCAGCGAAAGCGAAACACCGAATGATCTTCCCCGCCCCGTGCGACATCCAGACCACACACCAGCGGCTCATCGCTCAAGATCATCGGCTGACGCTTTTGTGCCGCATAGACCAACTCGCTGCTGATAAACTGCAAGTCAGACGCCGCGGGGGGCAGGCCCCTGACCCGCACCCGATAAAAGTCCGAATCTTCCCCATAGTCATCGGCCCATTCCTTGAGTTGCGCCTTATTGGTAAATTGACATTCCCGGCTGTCGATCTGGACGCTCTCCCACCGCTTCCGCAAGGAGCCGAAGCAGATACGATGAAAGGCGCCCGTCGATCTTGTCGGATTGCCAAAGACAAACATCATCGGTTCCCCGTCGGTCAATCCGCCTTCCGCGACCTCGAAAATCTTGTCCGGCACCGCACTGCTCTCGTCCACGACGTAAAACGACGTCGAATCCGCCGCGTGCTGGCCCGAAAACGCTTCGGAGTTCTCTTCCTTGCAGCTTTGGGCGGAACAGAACCACGAATCCTTGTAATTGGTGTGATACATCCGGTCGCTGGTGACGGTAAACCAGTCGCGGGTCAGGCACATCTTGGTCCAGCGCTGAATCGACGCCCAACTCTTGTCCCGCAACTGCGTAAAGGTGTTCGCCGTAATCGTCCCTTTGGCATGGGGGCGGGTGGACATAATCCAGTTGACAATCCACGCGACCATGGTGGATTTCCCGATGCCGTGACCGGAACTGACGCCCATTCGGATGGGCGCAACCGGCATTTGCCCGGTAAACCCGCGTGCTTTGACGGATTCTCCAAGTTTGATGAGAAATTCGCGCTGCCACACATCCGGCCCGTCATAGGGCTGGAGAAAGCCCGGTTCCCGCCACGGATACATCATCTGCACAAATTTCAGCGGGTCGTGATAGCACTCGGACACCGCTTCAGCAAGGGCTTCTTGGGCGGATCGTTTCATATCGCTGCCAGTTTTGCTTTCATACGAAGAGTAAAGACCTCCGGGTCCAACCCCGCCAGCATACACCAGCCCCCGCACTCTTCTTCCGTCACAAGAAAGCGACGAGCCATAAACACCTGACGTTCTGGCGTCGTATCTACCGCTTTTCCCACCCGATTGTCGATCTTCCACAAATCGGCATCCCGCACTGCCGCCAGCAGAACTGCCTGTGCCAGTCGTTTATAGGCTTGTCCATCAGGAGGATAAGGCACGCTCCTTGTCGTCCTCCGACACGATTTCCACCTCAATCGCCGGTTGATCCGTCAAGCGCTGTCGCGCCGACATCAGCCGATCCAGAATTTCCTTATCCGCCGAGAGGTGGAGGCGTTCGGTCAGGAGGTTGAGATGCTTGAACAGCAGGGTCAGATTAGACGGTTTATCCCACAGCCGAATCCGAATCACGTCTTCCTGCTTCCCGTCGCCTGCCGTGAGGTTTTTCTTGGTGATATCAATCGAACTGACCGCCGCCGCGAGTTCTCTCGGCCATTCCTTGATGGGACGCACATTGCCGTGTTCGTCCAGCACATCCTGAATATTGGAATAGGCGAGTTTGGCCGCTTCCCGTAGGGCGCGGTCGGGATCAATCAAGTCTTCGAGCCGTTCCTTGGCTTTTCGCTGCACCTGCGGCGCACCCCCGCCATGCGTATGACAGACCGTGCCGCCGAGAATCGCCGCTTTTTTACAGCGCTGTTTCGACCAACTACTCTTGGCCGTACACCGTCGGGCATCATCCATCAGAGTCCGTCCAGTCCTTGGTGGGGGGATTCCACCAGTAGGTCCCATCCCGCCGCATCGACGCATGGAGGCCCATCACGAGAATCAGCACGATAATATCCGCCAGTGCCAGCCAGCTCATCCATGTGGTCGTCACGATCCCGTTCCTTGGTGCAGCCGATCAATCATCACCTGATTCTCAAGGAGATCAGCCATCCTGATATTCAGGCAATCTGTCCAGAATTGCGTTCCATTGGCGGGGTCCACCTCTCCCGCCTCCCATCGCGTGCCAAGTGTCTCGACCTGATCCCATGCAATGCCGCCTAAAATATGCGCCTCCACAAAGCGACGGACTCCCGTGGTCGTCCTGTCCGGGATACGCATCAGCGACACAAAATAAAAGAAATCAGGGCGCTGATGGGGGTGATTATACAACGGGATTGAATTGTCATAATCTGACTTCGGGCGCACCGTCCGTTCCTTGGTTTTTACATCCACCGTCGCTCCCGACTCCATGACATAATCATGCGTCGTGCAGGTCCGGGCATCCTGATAGTTCAGATGATGGTCCTGAAAAAACTCCTCCAGCACCACTTCACCCAACACCCCGACTTCATTCGCCTGCTGCTTGCGATGCGATCCTGCGAAGACGGGCAACCTCCTGATCTGCGAGAGCGCCCGATCAAAATGACGCGATCTCAACCGTTTTCGTCGATAGGTCAGGGCCATTAGACGATCTTCCACCACTTCATCAGGGCATAGCCCCCGCCAATGACGGGAATCCCCTGTAAGATATTCTGGATTTCATTACCGTCAAAGACGCTGTTGGTGTGCCATTGGCTGACGCCGCTGGTCATCACATAGAGCAGGACAATCGGGAGCGCCTTGCTCCCCATTTCGACTACGCGATAGCGCAGATCGTCAGGATTCGTCCACCATCTGCGTAAGAAGGGTTTTCTCATTGGGTTCACTCCAAGACGTGCGAATCACGCCGGTAATCTTCTCCGACCCCCGTTCGTCCCTCCACTGGTGCAGGACATCCCGGTTCGCCACCCGAATCGCGTTTTCCCGCACCTCAATCATCTGCTCCAGCATCTCCTGTAACTGTCCAATGGATCGATCTAATCCGTGCAAATGTGCCAAGGCGCTGTGATGGGCTTCAATGGCTTCGTCTGCCGCCCGTCGTTCGGCTTTGGTCATACCCCGCACATCCCTTCACATTCTTCGGTAAAGGAGTCAAACAGCGGGCGCTTCTGCCGCGCCTGAAAATCGACTTGATCTAATGGCTGAAGAGATCGATGGACAAAGGTCGGACGTTCTTTCGCGGCTGGCGTCATCGACCGCATCGCCTGATCAAACTTCACGGCCTCCGCAAAATCGTCCGGGGCGTCGTCACGTAATTCGATCCACATCCCATCGTCCCGATACGGGCAAAAGACGCAGGCGGATTTCTTTGGCACTGGCACCTGATGATCGGCTAAGAGGGTCAGACAGTCCTGCCGTCGAAATCCCGCATCGAGTAGGGGAAAGCGTGCCGTGGTGTTCGGCAACCGTGACGGTTTGGCCCGCTGCACCTCATCGACGCTGATCCCGATTAACACATCCACTGCTTTCGTAAAGTGCTGGCGCGGACGATATCCCAATCGGCGGCGCACATGCTGGTGAATGGGGGTAATTTTATACTCGCGGGTGCATTGGCGACGCAAGGGGACGGGTTTGCCTGTGTCTCCGGCGGTCCAGAGGGGGATATTGACAAACCGGCCACTGGTCCCACGCGGTTTGGTCAGCGCGTGCTGCCCTAAATTGCCTGCGGTGCAGACTTCCACGGGAATCGTGGACCATGTTGTCAGCCAGTCGAGCTGGTCGTAGACCCATTGGGGTTCGGACTGCGTATCGGCAAAAATCGCCACATCCGCCTTGGGACAGTCATATAGCCCTAAATTGGACATCAC